CCCCGCTTAAAGTCAGTTGGGGGACCTATGACTACCACACACCCTCAGGCTCCGCAAATACATTCCCTAGCATTTTCTCATGATATGCGGGGTCAAGCGTATTCTTATTTTCTAAAGTTCGCCAAGTAGGAAATCCAGTTAAAAGCTCTTCCCTTGAAATTCCTTTGCGACGAAAATCTTTAATGTCATCAGAAGGAAGGTTCTCTATAATATCTCGAAGGGAGGAACTCGACGCTACCCCCAACTTGGCCATGGCATGCATATATATATATCGCAATCCTACCCATGCATCATAATTGGAAGCGTAAGTACCATAGGCATGACCTAGTGTGGAAAGGACCACGTCAAAAAGGGTACGAACCTTATTCTCCCGTCCCCATGCAACGCGAACAAAGTACTCGCGGGACTCACGATAGGGAAGATACTTGCATTGGCCAGGACGCTTACAGGGATTTATCACAGCTTGGTGTTTTAAAAAAGTCAATCCACGAGTCAGTAACTGCCCATGGGCTGCAGTGGAAAGAAAGCAAATACCGTCTAACATGTTACGAACTTCAACGTCAAAGAAGGTTTTCATAAAGATGACGAAATTAGCCCCACTGAAGTACTTAGCAACAAGGGGGTCTTTAGTTTTATTATATGCATGATCATCGCCATAAACAATAGCTCCAAAAAACTCAAGAGCAGCTTTTTCCAAAATATCTTGGTGTTCAGGAGGGGCCATAGCAATCGTGTACGCTAAGAAGAGGAACAAATATAGTGCCACAATCCAGGAATCCATATGACTAGTACTGAGGACTCCACTCGGCACACTCCCTATAACAAATGCCCACACCGGACCAAAAAGATGGGAAAGGCGAGCAGTAATTTGGCGAATTAACATTTTTATGATACGCACTCTCATGGCATAGTCTTCTCCTGCTGGGTCATCGTAAATTAGGCCAAAAGAATAAAACAAATTAATTAGCCTTTCATTGGTTGACTGATCCATATTACGCAAGTCGGCCTCAACCAAAGTAGCAAGAAACTCTTCGCCAAATAGAACTTTGAGGCACCCCGCTATTCTATCCATTCCACCATGAGGCCATGGATGACCAATCTGAATCAAATTGCCATGCTCGAGAGAGAACCTGACTTTTGTCACCAACCTTTCAAAAAGCACAAACAAAGATGAGGGGATCATATATAATCGCAATTTCATCATCCGCTCCTCCCACTCCTTCTCAGTAAAGTACTTAAGACATTCAAAGTTTTCATTCTTCTCAGTAGTCTTCCACCACATCCCAGGATCTCGCGCATCTGGGTCTAACATCCAATTAATAACGTAGTCGATGTCTGCCTGTAGCGTCTCCATTTTCTTTCCACATCCATCAATCTTTATTTTTTTTCCATTAACGTGGAGAGTACGAGCCACATAATCATTGATTCCAGCGGATGTACCTAACCCCATATGCTCACAATCAGCAAAGTCAATTGGAATCTTTATTTTTCCAAAGTATTTCTCAGTGCCCATGTGATGGTACATAAAACCTAGAGCTTTGTCCAAGTGGGGAAAGACATGTTTAGTTGAGTCCATCGGCTTATGAACGTGACGATCAAGTTTAAGAATAGCATTAGCGAACTTGTTAGGATATAAATCTGCAGTCGCAGTGATCATGTGAGGGTGGCCGTTTGTCGTGCCAAAAGCCGCATTGAAGAGAGATTTTGATCGTAAGCACAAGGCCAACAACGAAGGTATCTGCCGTGTGGAAGGGTCAGGATTCTCTTCATCAGGATAGTACCAAATCGCCTCTGTCCAAATTTGTTGTCTAAAAAATCCCCAGTCATCTCGAGTAAAAGCTCGCCGAAGCATTTCAGTGATGTAGTCCATATCTGCTATTCTGAAGACGTCACGGATGTCAGGATTAGGAGGAATAAATACTTGGCTTAGGGGAAACGTCATTTTACCCAATTGCGGTCCAACGATTCGTATGTTCCCGTCCCGTTTAAACTTCGACAAAAGTCGAAGCAATTCAGAATCGCCATGTGACGGGACGATGTCAGAACCATCAAAGTCGTACCTCTCTGAGAAGTGGGCCATCATAAACCTAGCACTATCTTCAAAATTATAGAAGGTGACGAAATAAGTATAATCTGAACACACTCCCTTTCCTTGCACTAGTGCGCCGCACCCACATCCTTCAAAATGATCATTTGGCGGCTTACATCCTTCCGACTCCTGGGGCGTAAACGTCAAATAAGGATTGTCTCCTTGCATCTTATTTTTTTTTCTTTTATAGACGTGACGAATCGCTCTAAAGTGTCTCTTATTAAGCTTTCGCGCAAACTTCTCCAACGCGTGGCCTGGACCGCGAGGTGTGCGGAATGTTTGACGTGACGTAGTGGGTCGCGCACAAAAATGACACTGAAATCGTCTCGTTCTCAGTG